ATGTCGTCGCCCATATCCTTTCTCACATCAAGGACAATGGACGTCGTGCGGGCAACGGATGGCAAGCACAAATGGGTTGCGGTGTTTGAAGACGGCAAGCGGGTTCCCTTCGGTGCGAAAGGATACAAGGACTACACCCAGCATCACGACAAGCTCCGTCGCCAACGCTACTTGACTCGCCACCGAGCACGGGAATCGTGGAATGATCCACAGACCGCAGGCGCACTCTCCCGTCATTTGCTCTGGGGAGACAGCACAAGCTTCCAAACAAATCTCCAATCCGTCCAACTGCTTCACTAGTCCATTCATCCACCGGACCGCTCTCTACAAAATTAGAGAGATCCGCCGAGCGGGCACGAACTGCGTTAGAAAACCATCCGCTATCTGCTACATTCTTATAACTTGGATCACCAGTTACCTGGAACCCGCGCTGTGCAAACGTAGAAAGAGGCTCATCCGGTGAGATGAGCCCCTGAGAAATAGCTGCGCTGTGCTTATTGTAGATTTCTTGGAAGGTTGGCATGATTGTTACTGGTAAAATTCACTCTGATTCACTTGAGGAAACAAGGCTTGATAAGCAGGATTCTGATACATCTGAGCAAGAGCCTTCATTACCTGGCCAGAACCAGCTTGCGGATGAACCAATCCAGGAAACAACTGACGAAGATACTCATAATCTTTACGGCCAGGAAAAATGTTACTCCACGTCCCTTCAAGGGCAGTTGCCGTTGGATTAGTGTTACCTCCAAAGCCATAAAGCCGCTTCAAAGCCATCAATTGTTCACCTCCACTATAAGGCAGTTGAGGTCCAAAGTCACTCGGATTCTGTGGTCCTTCATTCGGCATCATTGGAGTATATTGTGGGCCAGAATTTGGAGTCATTGTGTAATCATACTGCGGCCCTGCATTAGGGGTCATAGTATAATCATATTGCGGCCCAGCATTGGGCGGGTAAGTTGGCCCATATGCAGTCATACCTTTCGAGGCTAAACCCGGTTCTTGTCCAAACAATTCTCCGCCCGGTGCTCCTTTTGGCTGAGGTGGTTCAACCACGCCACCACCAGCCACACCGGACGGAGAAGGTTGTTTGGCCCCTCCACCAAAAATCTGATCCATTCCACTAGGCTTGCTAGTCATAGACTTCCTTGCAGCTTGCTGCATAGCCGTAGCATTCATTCCTTTAGTGCCTTGCACATAGTTCTTCCTCTGGCTCCACGCATCCATCGGAATCATCTCACCAAGTGCATCATCAAACACTCTTGAACCTTTTTCACCCACTGGCGCAGTAGTTCCAACCGCATTTCCGCGGGCATCAAAAATCGAACGATATCCGTCAGCACCAACGACCGATTTTGAACTGGGTGTGTTGGATTGGATTTCTTGAAGGGCTTTACGCTCAGCCACGGCAGAGGCCGCATTTCCACGAGCTTGCTGGTCATATTGTGCTTGACGCTGTGCGGCTCCACCGAGGTGTGGATTTTGTCGCATAAAACGATCAAAGGAATTGCCAGGATCAGTGCCGTCTGGGTTCAGTGGCATTCCGGACAAGCCTTTATGGACCTTTGTGCGGGTTTGCTGGATGCCACGGAACACCGCATCAATGTCGGAGTTGTCGTTAGACTGTGTTGTGCCATCCATTCGACCACGGAACTGGTCTCTGGTTTCATTGCGACGACGGACACCACCAACACGTTTACGCGGTTGTGGTTTGCCATTTTGGTTAGAAGAATCAAAAAGTGTGACGGCCATAAAGTTATTTAATTAAAATTGAGCGTTGAGCTGCGCGGTTTTAGGATCAACAGGAGCTTGTGGCATCGGTTGCAACTGATAAAATTCTCTAAGTCTTTGGCGAATTTGCTCAGCTTCATACTGAATCTGCTGAAGCCTAACCGGATCATTCTGGCTCAGCATCGCCTCATTTTGTAAGTCTCCGAGCATAGCTCGCAAGTCTTGCATATTTCCTGCTTGCGTTTGCTGCTGAATTTTCTCCAACATTTGTTTGCGGTGAAGCTCTTCAGCACCAAGTTTTTGCTGGCTAGCAGTATTATCATAAGCCAGTTTCAACATATCACGCGTTTGAGCATCTTCAACTTGTTTTTGCTGCATTAGTGCCCGTTCACGTTCAGAAGCAAGGCCACTCATGAACTGACGATCCTGCATCAAAGCTCGTTCACGATCCCAGTTCATACCCTGCTGAAACTGTCGATTTTGCTGACGACCACGCTGGCGGTCCATCTGCATTCCTTCCTGATACAAGTCAAGCCTTTGCTGGCCTTGGTTAATATCCACCTGTTGCCCGCGACGCTGTGTCACGAACTGTAAAATTTGCATCGCCTGAGCGATTGGGTCAATTTGCTGTTTCATAGATCAGAAATAAAAAGGTCACCTTCAGTTGAATCTTTCTCCGCTTGGACGAGCTTAGCGAGGGCTTCGTTTGCTTCCTTAGTCGGCGGTGGCAAATTACCCTCAGAACTGCCGACAAACTGCATTGGCAACCGATTAGCTTCGACAAGAGTTTGCCAGATGAGAAATTCTTCCGCATTCTCGGTCCACCAGTCAGTAGTCGTTCCAGCTGTCCAAGCAGGCCAATGGTAAAACGCATCCACCACAATAACTTTCGTCGTAGTGCTCTGCGGATAATAGTAAAAGTTATTCCCTTCTGTGACAATGTAATTCTGCCCAAGAAGCGGATCACGTGCTAACGGAGACTCTTGGTCACTAAGATACCTTTCTGTGCTCCACAGCGGAGCCTCCAGATAGTCCTCTCGTGCATAGAGCTTAGCCACCTGTTCTTGAGTCAACTGCCTAAGCACACGGTCAACACCGCCATAAGCTCCAGCCGCCGTGCCGCCAGAAACTCGTTCATACCAAGTCTTAATCTTTCTTGCGGTTCCCGAACCTGAGAACCACGTCGGGCTCCGCCAATCAGACGCCCCGTTTGTAACAGAGAAATATCCCCGCTTGCGACAGACAGAAAAATCATAAAACCGCTCTGCGGTCTTCCTCGCGTTGTTTAACGCTAAAAGCAACAGATCGATTTCCGTAGCGCCAGAACCTTTCACAAAATCCGTTGTGGGCTTGTGCAGGTAACCAGCGACGACTTCTTTAATTTGTCCAACTGTAGGCATAGCGGGGATATTTCAAGTTAATGTTAGGCGTGACCTTTCACACCAAGAGCGCCAAATGCACCGTGCTTGACCTTCGAGCGGTCATAATTCGGTGTGCCAGTGGTCCGCTTAGCACTCTCACGAGCACCTGGTTCCAGCATAGCAGTTTGACTAACATCTTTGGCAGAACCAGTCTTGCCGTCGTAGGATTGAGTAGGAAGTTTCATTTCAGTCTTTGAATTAAAAGTGCCCGTGATTGAAGGCTCACGGGCCGAAGCCTCAAGCATTAATAACCCCAAACCAGCACTCGGAATGTTCCAGTAACGTCCGCAGGGTCGTCACGATTTGCATCCGTTGCTTGCGCGGGATTGTAGAAAAACAGCTTAGAGCCATCATAACTCGGACACGTTGGATATGCCAAAGCATCATCAGACTTCTGAGCCATTGTCGAACCAAGGATCACTCCCAGCCCGATTGTTGACGCATCCACTGTGTTGGAGGCACCGCCCTGAGAGCTAAGCACAAGTGTCAGTTGCTTGTGTTTAACATTCATCGGGGTAGCAACCGTAGTCCAACCTCTTGTGACCGTCACATTATCAGATGTAAGAGCAGCCATAAGATTAAGCGGTTACGCCAGTGATACCTTCAAGATACATGTGATTTTCTGGAGCTTTCACAACCAGACCACCTTCACCAAGGAACTCATCCTTACGGCCGTCTTCATCGTTGTTTTGACGATTCTTCAACAGCGTAACTTCCGAATCCTGCAGGTCATTCCAACCAAGGCAACCCACGTCCAGAATGAACCCGCTCGTGCGCAAAGCAGAGCGCTGGAACAACGGATGAGACTTCAGATACAGCGTTCCCCACGGGCTTTCCCACATGTTGATTGTCATACCATAAGACTCTTCCTTAGTCTTGAGCGTAGTCGTCTTGATCGACTTCATCTCAAAGTAGCTCTGGAACACCGAGTAAAGCGTCGAGCCGCAAACCAGCAGCTTCTCAAAGCTCGAGTCCGCGGTGTCTTCAAAGCAGCGACGCACCAGCATTTCCAGCTGAGCCATCGTCACTGTGCCATTCACCGCGATCACGCGCTTAAGTTCCTCAGTTGCCCAAGAAGAACTCGTAATAGCCGAGCCGCCCGGACGATATCCAAACGAACCACCACCAGACTTCTCATATTCCTTAAGGAACCAAAGCACACCGCCCATAAAGCGCTGTGGCACAGACTTACCATTCTGATTAGTCACCGTGCGAACCGCGCGCTCACCAAAGAACGTGCTCATTTCCATAGCCTCAGTAAGCCGCAGCGAGGCCTGCTTAACAGCACTAGTGTAAACACCAGTTTTGTCAAACCGCTGGCCAGCCTTAAGAGCATTACGAGAGAACGGACCAACCGTTTCACGGAAGATCTGCGTGTAGTTTTCACACTCAATCGGAAACTCATAGCCACCTTCACGCGAGCGGTCACCTTCAGCAGCAGCCTTACCAATGACCATCACCGAGATCGAATTAGCATCTGTGTCATTCGACACCGAGGCCACCGTCTCATTCGACGTCACCAGAATATAATCACTCGTGGTGTCAATTGCCGTAACCGAACCCTTAAGGTCCAGATAAGCACTTGCAGCCGCATTAGGCACCCGCTTGATCCAAACCACGTCATCCACGCGGAACTTACTAGCATCCGCCACAAACACGCCATAAGTCGTGCCAGAGGTGAAAGTGAATCCAGCAGCGGCTTCCGAGACGGTCACGGCGCTATTGGTAAACGGTCCTGCCCCACCAGATCCAAGAGAACCAGAAGTTGCAGTTGTAGATTCTGCATGAGCGTGACGCTGTTCAAACCAAGAGAACTTGGGTTTATCAGTTTCTTCACTGTCCATGAGCGAAAGCAGGTAAGTCAAGATAGCCTTGCCCTGCGGGTATTTCCAAAAGATGGAACGAATGGCCTTTTCAGAGTATGTAGACTCCAAGTCAGCCGAAGACATTAGTCCGAGCATTGTGTTGTGTTGTGTTTAAGTGTTTTAAAGGTGGTCAAGGAATGAAGCTGCACCAGTTTTGCCTTGCAGGAAGCCACCACCTCCGGAGCCTCCACGACGCATTCCAAAACTGCCCGCTTGCCGTTGCTGGTTCTGAACCGATTTCAAGCGGAAATTCGGATCAATCTGGCGGATCATCTGCTCTGCAACGAGAGCAACTTGTTTTTGTGCCGCGCTTTTGTTTGTGGTTCCATCCGGGTTAGTGGGCGGAACGTAGCCAGAAGCAGCCAATTGCTCCACGGCCTGTCGAACAACCCGTTGTTTTCCTTGCAACGCTGGAAAGCGGGTTTCAACATGTTTGACAAAGTTCTTCGTCTGCTGCTCACGAACAAACGCTTTTTGAGCTTCCACCTGCTGTTGAAGCGGGGAAAGGGCATCCTGGAACAAAAGTTGGGATGACGTAGTGGCAAATTTAGCCGCACCGTCAACCATCTCTTGAAACTTAGCCACAAGGGCATCAGGATCTGCCTCAGGGTCACGGAGGAGTTTTACAAACTCTTTGTTGACCTTAAAGCGGTTTAGCCTAGCATCAATCTCGTCAGTAGAGAGTTGCTGTTGTTGACGCTGCGGCGCGTTAGCCATTGCGGCCCGTGTGGCAAGATCAACAATCTGCTGTTGTGTCAGACCACCAGGAGGTGGCACTTGGGAACCGTCGTCATCTTGGATGTCGTCGTTTCCATCTTCGAGCTTAGGCTCGTCATCATCAAGAGGAAGATCATCTTCAATGTCTTCCAGATCATCATTATCGTTTGGCATTGTGTTCGTTTAGTTTGTGGTTGAGATCCGCTTCCGTTGAGGAAACTAGATCGAGAAATTTCTTAGTCTCTGCTAACGCACCGATCATGCGCTCGCGAATGGCAAATTGAGCAAAGTCTCTAGGGGCATCTTGAAGAATGGTTGCTAGTCCTTTTTCATAAGCAACTCTGTTTTCAAGAATAAATCCATTAAAGACCTCATTTTGTTTAAGCTGCTCCAGGGAGAGAAGGAGTTGGTTGAGTTCCTGGCGGGATAGGAGGCTGGGTTCCGGGTTGTCCATTTGGAGGGATGGGTGGTTGAGGTGGGAGTTCAAAGCGATCAAGGTTCTTTACCCCACGAAGAGCCTGAATTTCCTTAATCATAGCAACAAGATCAAGATTCGTAGCCGCAAGCACTTCAGGATTAGAGGCAAGGATGCCGACAAGTTCTTGCAAGGATTGAGCAATATAGTTTTTCTCACTTGAAAGCGTGCCATCATAGGAGAAATAATCTTCATTACCCAGCAATGTGGTTGGGTCTTCAGCATGAAAGAAGCCCCAAAATTCCTGTGCATTCTCTCCAACCACCCGCTCAAACGTCTCAAACATCAAATCTTGGCGGGTGTTAAGAAGCATCTTCCTTCCTTGAGAAGCAAGACCGTCGATCCACACAGTGGCAGCAATCAGCTTCATTCTTGAAGCCGCCCCAGCATTAGCTGCACGGTTTTCAGTAGCAGATCTCCGGCCAGAAGCCACTTGGCCCATCGAGTTTTCATTGACGCCAGACACAATTTGCATCATCCGCATCAACGTTTCTGCATCAGCCATGTGTGTAACCGTTGGATCGACGGTCTTGAGTTGCTGGATAAACGCATTAACCCCTTGATTGTAGGGTGCATTCTTCTTCAACCTAATATACTTAGCCCCAGCTGTGAGGTCAGAAACTTCAATAAAAGAAGGATCCACCACATACCGGCCTTCCACATTCTGTCTCACCGCTGCCACGCGGGCATTAAGCAACCACGTGACAACTTCCTGAAGTGGATCAATCAACATTGAGAGTGAATCACACAACTCCGTGTGCTGGTCCGGTGACATCGTAAGAATGTCATAAGTAAACTCATTGTGTGGTGCATTCAGCGGGCGTGCAGAAATAATCCGCTGGTCGTTTGCAATACCAAAAACCCAGATCTCTTCCTCTTCACTGTCAGAAAGCTCATAATCTTTCGGAGTGATTTTCGCTTGCACCGTAAGGATGCAAACCATATAATCATCCGTTTTTGCACCCTTTCTCTGCATTTGAGGATCAATATCCTTCAACCGCGTGCCATTCTGCCGAGTGCGCCAAGCCTTAGCATCAAACGGAGTGATGTGTTCAGTGCCAAACACTTCTCCATTCTTCTCCATTGCACGGAGTTCCTGAAAGTGAAACTGGGTTTCATCCGCAGCAAACCGCCCACGTTTCCAACTCGAAAGCGGTTGGCGGGTATCATAAAAGAAATAATACGGCGAGATAACCTCCACCTCATTTCCATCATAGATCACCACTTCATCAACCGTTTCCGCCGGCTGTTCCATTGGCAGCATCATCCCAGACATCAAATCAAACGGAAGTTCAATAGATTCAGCCTTACGTTTGACCTCTTTGCTCTCAAACCGCCAGCTTGTCTTCATCACTCCAATGTTAAACCGCGCCATATCCAACAACGCCTGCACCAACTTAGAGTGATAATTGGTATTTCTCACTTCCCGATCAATCACAGCTTGGCAAGCGGTAAGGGCAGTGCCATAATCTTCCGGACCAGTGGGAATTAGTTCGAAGATGGATTCCTTTTGAGTGTAAGCAAGGAAGAGGAAAGTGACAAGCGTGTTGACCTGGGCATAGGACAAAGGAACGGTCATCTTTTCTGGCTCGCGTTTGTTGCGCGCACGGATGTCGTTAGCATCAGGTGTGCGGACGGAGCGATAAGTGTCGAGTGCCTTGTCCCAGGAGTCATAATGGGACGCCATCACGCCACGTGAGCGGTTCACGTTCTTCACAAGAAACGTGCAGAGCTCATCCAGCTTTTCGTCTGGAATTTCCTCTTTGAGGCGGGATGTGAGGTCTTTGGGTTTCATGCAACAAGTTTAGTCAGTGAACTCGATCCAAGCGGGCTAAGGTCAAGCCAGTTATCTTGATACGCCAGAGCTTCTTGCTTCAGTTCTTCGCGCTTGAAATCAACCCAATCAAGGCCAACTACGCAGGCGCGGTAGAAACATTCCATCATGTGGTCATCTTTGTCAACTGGTTTTTCTTTTCCCTTATCCCAACAGTAGGTGTAAAATTCTCGTAGCGTGCGAGAGCAAGCAGAATTGAAATACAGATTCCCCGGTTTGGCAAGTTCCTGTTTGGCTTTCTGGATGCCGGTTGACAATTCCTTCGGCGCGGGAAGAACATTCAATCCCCGCGAGATAAAAATGTCCGCATAACACTGCCCATTGATTGGATTCGGAATAAATCCAAGCGGATCCATAATAATCTGCCAAGGTGTGCGGCCCTTGAGAATAGCATGAATCTGTGTGCACAAGTCCTCAATATAACACGGAGCAAACAGCTCCTGATACATAAACGACTGCCCCGTTGGAGCTGTTGCCCAAAACTGAACCGCATGTGGCGTGCGCGGATGTGGATCAATAAACACCCTAACCGTGTAATTATCCGGCGGTTCATCAAAATCTTTCCACCCAATCGGAAGCTTCGTGTAAACATGCTTCTCTTGATCAAACTCCGGATACACCAACCCTTGTGAATTCTTCGGCAACCCATAGATTCGACTAGCCCGCTCAGATTCAGAAAGCGTCTTCGCATAAAGATCCACCTCTGCTTTATCCAACGTCGGATTGTCATAACTACTCCCCGTCATGATCCAACACTCCGGTTTCTGCTCCCAGGAAAACCCACTATCAAACGAGCTCTTCATCATCTTCACAGGCAGAAAGAACTCATTGATCCACTGCTCTGAAATTGGTGTGCAAGTGAACCAAGAACTTCCCTTTGTATCCATCAACCCGCGCGAATAAGCCTTCCACATCGCTTCTGGAATTGGTTCATCCACATGAATCCAGTCCCACTGAGAACTCTCACCGCCCAGCGGATTCGCCATAAAGCTCCTCACAGTGTCAAGTTCAATCGTAGAAATTGTCCCCCAGATGTTCTTCACCTTAATAATCGACACCTCTCCCGCTTGATTCTTAATACAAGCCTCCACCCGTTCCTTTGGCAACATTGCCATCAACTTACCTGTTTCAGGACTCGTGAAAATCTCCCGCGCCTTATCCCAATCCGCCACAAGGATCACACCTTTCGTCGCGCGCCTGGGTATTCCAAGATGACGAACAGGATCATCTTTGTCACACCATAGGCGCGCGCCAAGAGCAAAGGAGACATCCTCCGCAGAGCCACAGGTGGATTTACCAAAGCGGTTTCCAGTGCGGAGGTAGCGGTGCTTGTGGCCGGCGGCGGCGTGGAAGATGGCTTGTTTGGAGGATGGGCGGTAGGCGACAACGCCGTAGGCTTCGCGGAGCTGTTTGAGTCGGCGAAGTTTATCTAAGCGTTCCTGGATGGTTGGATCAACAGGGGTCATGATACAGAGGAAAGGATAATCTGATAGTCTGGACGAGCGGGAAGGTAAGTTAGAAGGCCTGAGGTGCTTACAACTGGGTGGAAACCCCACGGTTCCCCGTTATGGCGCTTGAGTGGTGTGGTTGCGAGTTCGTCGCCTTTTTGCCCGTAGGCAGGGGTAACAGTGCCAGTGGCGGAAGTTGAGACAATGGAAGTGACTTCAGCCTGCGCGGTGAGAATTGCGCTATAAGTGGCAGAGCTACTGGTGCCGGCGGCAATTTGCGTGGTGATAGAGTTCCGCCAGGTGCCAAGAGGGAAGATGGAATGAACGATGCAGAAAGGGGAAAACCCATAGGCATAACCTGTGAGGCCAGTGGCTGTGGTTGTTGCGTCAGCATTAGCTCCGGTAAGGGTAAACTTACCATTTGTTGCATCCCAAGTGGAAGCAGCAAGAAGCAGCTGGGTGGAGCTAAGAACTGCAGCGATAAACGCGCCTTGGGGAATATGCGGAACTTGAACTGGCATTCCAGGGAAGCAACCAGTTGTGCTGTCAACTGTGATGCGGTTTTTGTTAGAGCTTGAATCTGTTGCAACCCCGGACAAAACAACTGGCGTAAGCACAGCGGTGAGGGTAGAGATCAAGCGTCCATTAGAATCGTAAACTTTGTAAGCGGGCATAAGGGTTAAATGAGTAAGCGTTTCTCGTAATCAGGTGGAATGACATGTTGAACGGTGTAATAAATCCCGCCGTCACGGAAGACCGCGTTGACGTTTCTATCATGCGGGACCCAACCAACCATGTTGGTCCGAGGGAAAACACTGCCGAGGGCCCACCGTTCTGAAATTGTCTTTGTGCCAAAGCCAGGGATAAGCTGAAGTTCCACTCCAATTTCTGGCGTGCGAATCTCGTCATGCAGGCAATCAAAGCGGTTCTGCATTCCGAAGTAGTTGTAAAAGACCGGCATTGGCCTTGGTTCTGTGGCGACCAGCGATTCAATTGGCGTGTGGGAAAAATACTCTGACACAATCACCGTGGAGTTATAAGTCCCGCCTTTGATCAGGGCATAGCGATCATAGTTGCGGACGGAGGAAACATCATTGATTGAAGGGGTAAGACCAGAGTTGTTTTCCTCTCGCTGAATGGGTTCTTTCACCTTCACACCGTAAAGTGTCACCAGCCAATCAGGCCAATCAACTGGCATGGAAATTGAGCGGGGCTCTCGGACAGTTTCAACCTGTTGAACTTCAGTCTTGTTTTCCAAAAACACAAACCGCAGGCTGCCACCAATTTTAGAAAGCTGCTCGCGGTAGACATAAGCACCAAAGCCATTAGTGATTGCATCTCCTTTAGGCACCGCTTCACTAGACATAAAATTTGTCAGCGTCGTGTTTTCCGCCAGAGTTGTTGTCGCAGTGAAGTAACGTTCCGGCACCCACAGCACAAGCGCGCGGTCATTCACTGTGCCTTCAATCGGCACAAGCTCATACTTTCCTTTTTCATTTGCAGCGCTCATTTAAGTGATTCGTAAACTTTTTTCATCCACTCCGCGTGGGAGTGCCAAATCTCATCAACCTGTGGTGTGTAAACTCCATCAACCGTTTGAACTTTTGTTCCGGCTTTCAAGCGCAGTGAGGGTGGCGAGTAAAGTGTCATGCTGTTTTCTTGCATTTGCGAGCTTGACTTGCAAGCGATTAAGCTTAGCCCGCTCACCAGGCAAAGAACGGCCTTCCAGTTCAATAATTTCATCAGTCAGTTTTTCAAGGTTAATAGATTGCCGCCACAGCAACCAAAGCGGGAATGCCCACAAAGCTGCAGTGGCGGCTTGAAAGAACGCAGTGATGGCACTGGTGAAGGGCATTACTTAGTCCCAGTTACAGTGCTATCCTTAGCAGCCAGCAAGCCAAGACCCGCAAGGATCCCAACCACCTTAGCCACTTCATCCGCATACTCCGGCAACCACGTGGAAGTGATCACCCCAGCAATTGCCACGATCCCAGCAAGGGAAGTTTTCCAATTCTTAAGAATGTTGTTCATAACGTCAAAGCATTTCTGCGGCTCCATCACCGCTTGTGATTGTGATTGCCTTAAACCGCATAGGCCTATAAAGCCCCGCGGGCAAGGTCTTTCCAACAATGTCTTGGTCCCCCGTGTAATCATCCGCAAACGTGATCGAGGCAACAACCAAATCACTCCAGACCTGCAGTCCAAAGTAAACTTGCTCACTTGCCGTGATCGCATTGCTGGAACTCACATAAGTGAACCCTTTGTCAGAATGGTCTCGAATTTGTCGAATCATAAAAGAAAGAAAGCCCTCGGTCAGGTTGAATGACCGAGAGCATTAAGGTTAAGCAGCCGGGGCTTTGATGACCGCAAAGTTGATGATGATTGCGCCAGTCTCGGCAGTGCCAGCGGCTGCGTTGTTGTTGGATACTTTGATGACAAAGGAACCGTTAGCGACTGTGACAATTGTGACAGCGGTGTTGCCGCCGTTGGAGCCGGACTGGATGGAGACAACGATAACGTCATTGATTCCAACGAGTGTGTTGGTCACGGTGAAGTTAGCGGAGGCTTCCGCGGCGAGGGAAGCGTCATGTGTTGTGATGGTTCCGCTAAGCGCAGTGATAGTGACACCAGTCGTGCGGTTGGTGGCCTGGGTAACGGCGGAGCCTCCAGAAGTGTAACCAAGCACCGCAGAGCGGTCGGAGGCTGGGCGGAGGACTGCGCGGTTAAGCGTTTGTTCGGACATTTGATAATCGAGTGCCATAAGAGCGTGTGAATGTTAGTTTTGTTTTGTTTCTGAGAGTCGAAGGTCTTCTTCCAACCGACGCATTTCTGCAGCCGGATCTTCGGAAAGACTTCCGTTTGTGTGGTGCACAAAGTTTGTGGGCTTACCGCGGTAGCGATCGAGGACATCCTGGGCGGCCTTTAAGCGGACTTGGTCAGAAGTGGAATTGTGCATCAGGTCAGTTTGAACCATGACCGCTTCCACAGCTGCGTTCTTCAGCATTGAAGTGATGTCGCCGGAAAACTCATTGTGGATGATTGTGGCAACGAGCGCTTGAAAGAACGGTTGCCGAGTCCAGTTGCGAACGGTGTTCTCGGCCACGTCAAGATGGTCAGCTACCGCGCGGATCTTAGCCCCCGAGGCAATCATGTAAGCCGCTGTGCGGTGGATGGCTTTTTCCTGCTGAATTTCCGTCTTGGGCTCCTTCACCCCGTGGAAGCGAAGGCTCGGTGGAGCTGTGCGAACATCAGGCTCATCAGGCAGGATAAGCTCCACCTCCTGCGTGCGGGAGGGCAAAGCGGGTGTTGGTGGCTCATCCCCAAGCAACTGTTGGATGTTAAGGATCATAGGAGTTTTTGAATGTCGAGATTGACTTCCTGGAGGCGCTGGCGCGCGGCTGAGAGCGTAAGGCCAAAAGTCACTTGGAAGTGAGGGCCTTCAGGGAAAGATTTCCAGTTACCCGCCCATTCAACGCCCATGCGGGAAGCAATAGTGCCGATTTCCTGATAAAGTCTATCCGCTCGCTTGGGATCAACTTCATCCAGGTAAACTCCATTGCTGAACAGTCCAAGATCAATGGCCAGACCATAGTTGTGCCAGCTGGAACCTGGGCGGGCTTTAGTGACAATGCGGCCAGGCTTAGTGCGGCCCTGAGCAAACAGTGCTGCCTGCGCGGCCCAAGAACGAAGGCCAGAGATGACCTCCACCTTTACGCCGTGCTTCTCCATAGCTTGCTCAGCTGCAGTGACAAACGGTTCGAGTTTTGCTAGGGCTTTCTTATTCAGCGAGCCGAGGTTTTCAATTGTGCGCTTAGTTCTCATGGGGTTTTAGAGTTAATCATTGAAATGGCAAGCCATAGGGCGGAGATGGTCAAAACAACCACCCAGCCAGCAAACGGTTTCCATTCAATTGTGGTTAGGAGAAAGTTCATTAGT